GACATATTTAGATGGTGTTTGGACGTGTATTAATCAAGAATTTATCGATGAATTATTCCCACAACCTTCTGCGACATTATGTCAAATTAGATTAGCTCTTTTAAAATTAGGAAAGTTAGATGAAATTGAAACTAAAATAAAAACAGCCAGTAAAGAAATTCAAATTGTATGGGAATATGCTATTATTGTTAAATCAGATGACTCATTAGTTGAACTTTTTGATATGACCGAACAAGAAGTTGAAGACTTTTTCGATAATGCTAGTAAGATTTAAGGAATTGTCATGCCATCAAAATCAGCAGCACAACACAAAACAATGCTTGCCGCAGCACACAATAAAGCCTTTGCTAAAAAAGTTGGCATACCAATGTCAGTAGCAAAAGACTTTATGAGTGCTGATAAAAAAGCCGGTAAGTTCAAAGCAAAAAAGAAAAAATAATGGACTTACTGACTTTTGTTGCAGAAGTCGGATTTCCTATTGCACTAGCGTTAGTGGGTATTTATTTTGTCTTACTAACGCTAAAGTTTATTTTAAAAAACGTACAATCATCTGTTCAAGATTTAATTGACATCATGAAAAAGCTCGATAATCGTGTGACATGTATGGCAAATGACATCATAAAAATTGATGTACTTGCAAGCACTGTTTTAAAACTAAATCCTGATACTGAAAGGATTTCACGAGCTAAAAAAGTTGATGCTAGGAAAGACTGATGGACTTACAACAATTAGCCAATGCGTTAAATAAATTTGGATTTCCAATAATTGCTACTGGCGGTATGGGATATGTAATTTATTTTGTGTGGATTTGGGCAACTACTATCATTAAACCATTGCTTAGTGAAGCAAACGACGTTTTAATTGATTTAGTTGACCATATACGGTTACTTGATAACGATGTTATTCGTTTGACCCAAAAAATAAACGTCGCCATAAAATACAAAACTTATGACGACGATGATTCTGATTAAACTTTACCTGTCTTTAAGACTTCAGCTAGTTCCTTAGCTCGACCATGTGTTTGTCTTGCCCATCTTGAATTGAGTATTTCTTTTGATGCTAAAAGCATTTTATTATTTTTTATCAATTTTATGCTCTTATCGAATCCAATTGCACCAGTGACTCCCATATTGTATGCCATATCAATTATCACATATTTGACATAATCAGGCTGTGAGTCAAACCAAGATAATTCATGTAGTTTATTTTCAGTTTGCTCACATAATCTCTCAGTCAATTTAAGCGCTTCTGCTTTTGATATGCCGTGCTTTTTTAAATTTTTAATCTCGCTCTTTGGCAAATTTAATGGATTGTGAGTCAAGTTATAACCATGCCCAATTGCCAATGATTTGTCCACATCAACGTAAACTTTTTGACTAAAGCCTTCATGTATTGTTGCACCGTGTACGCACATTGCAAGAACTGCTGAAGTTATCATATTTTTCACCGTTTTATTGTTTAAGAACCGATAGCTTACTATAGATTTCTTAAAGTTTTCTTAAATTAAGTAAGACGCTAAACGGTCACACCGATTTCTTGCAATATCGCATAGGCTTTGTCGATATACCACTGATAATCTAAGTCTTCAGGTATGATTTCAGATAAGCGCATCATTGGTCGGCACGCATCCGAATCTGGCACTTTGTTACCACTATTGGCATAGACCAATGATGTTTTAGTTGAGGTGCTGTGATAAAACCGTACTACCTTACCCAAATACTCACCATCTTTACACGCGCCACCTGATACTTTGCGAACAACTAAGAATTCTTTGATGTCAGTTCGCTCAAATATCACATCTTCGATATTTCGATTTTCAGTCAAATAAGCCACAACTGCTTGAATGCAGGCTTCTAACGGTGGATTTTTATCAATACGCTTTTCAGCATAGACACCTTTACGCTTTACGCTACCATCTTTAATCGCAAAATAGTTATTTACATCACGCGAATGAATTGATTTGTATTGATTGGATTCCATCTTAAAACCAGTCTTCACTTCCCAATCCTTAATCTTTGTACGAACAGCAACATCTTCAGTTTTTTTATATCTGATTACAATACCATCAGTATTTGCAGATACAACTGCTATACCATCTTTTTCAAAACTTTCGATAAGCATCAATAACGACAACTGACCTGTGATAGTCACACCTGTGAGCAATCGACATGCAAATAAAACGCTGTGAACATCTTTGAGTTTACCGAATGTCCCATTGAGTACAATTTTTAACATTTCATTTAAAATTTTAAGACCGTTATGCTTTGCATGTAATCGCGTATCAAGAATTTCTTGAAACACAGTTAAAAATATTTCTCGCAAATGCGGTGGAAATAATTTGCATATCAGCATAATCATTGGGTAATACGATTCAACGTCAATATCTTCTAGCTGATACTCGTCATCCGTATAATGTGATATTGATTTCTCACATGAATGTAAGCCACCAAGACCCATTGAATAAACCGTCTTGTTTATCGTGACCGTGTAATTATCAAGAATAGGACATTTAATTTCACCATCCCATGCTTCAATTTTGATTGCCTTGAACTCATCGAATACGTCTTGCATCAATTTAGTTGTGAATTCTAAGAATGGCGGTGCTTGGTATTTAAATGACTCGTAGTCAAGTATCTCAGGCTTAACTGGTACAATTCCTGTATAACGCTCATATTCCTCTTTGATTACCGCTTCGGCAACTTGAGCATCCGATTTTGAGCGCATATCAGTCGTATATCGGTCAACCATCTCAGCACGAATAGTAAGAGGTGCATCTAGGAACAAATATAGCTCACGGGTCATTTGTAGGTCATTTACGTTATATCTTTTTGTGATGACTTGCTGCTCATAAGACAAATCGATACCAGCTGGAAATGGTAAATCTTGCAAATTGTATGTACCAAGTCGCGCACCATACATTTTCAATGAAATTCCTACGCCTTTTGCTACCTCACAAATATCGATATGGTTTAACTCATTTTTAAAAAATGGCTTAGTTTTAAATAGTTTTAACACATCCCATGATTGCATGTCATGTTCAATAATCATTGTTGTGGCGCGTTGCAACTCATGTGGCGTTTTTCCATGCAATAGTAACTTAGCAATAGCCAAGTCAAACTTGATACTGTTAAAACCAATCGTTAGATAATTTCGCAACATCCATTCCAATTTGGCTATGTTCAAATTAGTATTTTTAGATTTATCTGCAAATATCTCAAAGAACTCCAATTTACCTGAATGGACACCCATAAACCCAACTAATGCCCAGTTGTTATAAACCTCGATGTCGAACACCAATGGCTCTTTACGAGCAATCAGTTCTTCGCGTGTGAACAAATCATATTTATAATCTAAACATTCTTGAAGATTGGGCAAATAATCAGGTCGTAGCCATATCTTTTCAGGCTTCACTGTGACCGTCTTAGGCTCTAACTCATAAAACAAGCCAAAGGTATCTTTTGATTGTTTTCCGGTCAACACAGGCTGATTCTTAAAGAATATCGATAACTTTTCTTCGCTTTCTTCATCAAGGTCAAGACCAAATGCCAATTCTTCATCGTAACTATTAGACACGCCTAATTTTTCATAAATATCACGAATCTTTATTTTGCTGATTTGTGATAAATCAAATGCGCTTATTGTCTTCATTATCATGAGCGTCTAATCCCCACTAATGCACCAACAATATTCTCTCCTTCAAAGACAACTGGTTTAGGATAGGCTGAGAAATCTGCTCGAATGGCAATATTTAGAACATCGCGTAGTACAAAATAATTGTACATACCATAAGTGCAAAACATGTTTTCGATGTCGATGGTCGTACTACCATCAAAAGTTTGCATTCCGGTAGCGGTAAACGTAACTGAGTTAAAGCTGTCATCAATGAATGGTTTTATTTTGATTAAACCTTCAATAAAATCAGCATTGATAGTTTGTAATTCTGATTGACTTTTAAAGTAATTATCAATGTTTGCTTTAGGAAATCCGTCTTCGAGAAGTCGCCCTTTGACCCAAACATGTTCATCGTAAAATACGGTAATCGATTTATCACAATACCGTATCTTTATCGGTATCATCTTAACTGCAATCAACCCCCTAACAAAATCTATTGGCAGAACAATTCTTTTCTTAATGTCAAAATTTGTCGAATATCGAACCATCGTGACATTATTTGTGGCATAGGCATTGTTACCTGTTAGCAATATCCCATTTGTCCAAGTATGTGCTTTATTTAAACCGATAAACGGTTCAAGTGTGCGAAGACATTTGATAAATGCTTCACCGTCAATTTCATAATCAATACCTTCTGGTCTTGGTATTTCAGTATTGACAAAGGCACACTCAATCAAACTTTTTAATTTTCCAGCACGAACTGATAATTTTCCGCCAGCAGTTTTTGTGAATGCGGGGATGTCATTTGCATTAGCCGCAGCTTTTACAATGGCTGTAAATTTAGCCGCATTTGGCTGACAGTCTATTGGTATTCCGATATGGTGACAAAGTGTCACTCTTTCATTTGAAGCAAACAGTAAGCCGTTATTGATTAAATAACATTGCTGTTCAGGGCGAATTGCTTTCTTATCGATAGCATTAAAGCAGAAATTGACTGCACTTAACATTTAAACCTCCGTGACTATTGCATCACGGAGGTGAGTACAATAATCTATTTTGAAATAGCATTCTCAACTACAAACACAATCAAAC